CTAAATCATTGACTACTAGTGCAGGTATTACTGCTAACGGATTAACAGTTAACACATCAATCTCATCTAATACTTTGGTGGTTAGTGCAAATATTACTTCGGGTAATGCAAATGTCACTGGGTTATTGTCTGCTGCAAATTTGGGGATTACATATGGTTTATTAGCTCCAAACATTACTGCTAATTCAGGTATCACTACTGCTAATATTAATGCTAATGGAAATGTTTCGTTTACTGGTTCAAATGTAAGTGTTACTGGATTCTTGCGTTTAGCTGACGCTAACACAGCGAATGTTAACTCTACCGGTGTCTTCTCTGTATTTGGATCAAGTAGCAGCAATACAATTATACAAAACGGTAATATCACTACATCAGGCACTGCAAGTATTCAAGGTAATGCAAACGTTGCTAACTTAGGCACCCTGCACGTTTATGCAACGGGTAATCTTTATGCCAACACTGGATCAATGTTTAGTGTCGATACCACACTTACAGGTAACTTGTATGCCAATTCAGGTAACATGCTAAGTAACATGGCATATGTTGCAACACATATCTATTCAAATACAGGTAATATTCAAGCCAATGCCGGTAGTATTAACTCAGTAGCAGGAAATATTAACGCTAATGCAGGGGCGGTAAATGCTAATACTGCTAAACTTTCAGGTAATGTGTATGCTAATACAGGTACTGTATTTGGTAACGTATTGAATAGTTTGGGTAATATTATTGCAGCTTCTAATATATCTGCAACAGGTGTAGGAAACATCTCCGCGAATTCAGGCCACTTAATCACAGCATCTGGTAATGTGTATGCTAACTCAGGATATGTTTATGCTAACTATTTAAATAGTTTGTCAAATATCTCAAGTAATAATAACATTACTGCAACAAATGGTAATGTTAACGCTACATCAGGTAACATCAACGCTACATCAGGTAATGTCAACTCAATTCACGTTAACTTGTCGGGTAATTTATATGCTACTTCTGGTAGTTTATATGCTAATTCAGGCAACGTGAACTCAATCCACGTTAATGTTACTGGTAACTTATATGCAAACTCAGGCGGACTACTTGCTAATAGTGTTTCTGCTAATAGTGTTTCTGCTAATGCAATCAATGTTCCAACAGGAAGTATCATTGCTAATTTGTTTAGTGGTAACGGTGCGTTATTGACTAATATTCCTAATACAAGTATTGTAGGAACAGTTGGTACAGCAAGCTCAGTTGTTAGTTCTACGCAAGCTAACATCACAAGCCTACCAAATATTGCTTCTTTTGGTACTACTATTACAATCAACACTACTGCTGGTAATCTAGCCGCTGCTAATCTAAGTGGTAATTTCTATGGTAATGGTTACACTATTACTAATATTAACGCATCTAACGTTACCGGTACTGTTTCTAGTGCAACTAATGCAACTAATGCAACTAATGCAAGTCATGCAACTGTTGCTGATACCGCAAATGCTGTTGCATGGGGTAATATTACAGGTACTGTACCAAACGTAAGTAAATTTACCAACGATGCTAACTATCAAACTTATAACAACATGACTACATATGTTACTGGTCTTGGTTATCTGACTACATCAGCAGCATCAAGTACTTATGTAACACAAACTACTCTTGCTGGGTATAACTATTTGTCAAGTGCAGTTACATCAGCAGTAGCTGGAACTGGTGTCAGTGTGTCAAGTTCTACTGGGGCAGTAACCTTTAGTATTGGACAAGCAGTTGGTACTAGTAACAACGTTCAGTTTTACTCATTGGGTGTAGGAACCGGTGCTTCAGGTGTTTCTGGTGAAATTCGTGCTGCAAATAACGTAACTGCATTTTATAGCTCAGATAGTAAGTTTAAAGAAAATATTAAACCTATTAACAATGCATTAGATATTGCGTCATCCGTCGGTGGTAAAACATTTGATTGGACAGATGATTATATTACTAGTCACGGTGGTGAAGATGGATACTTTGTACGTAAACAAGATTTTGGTGTTGTCGCCCAAGACTTACTAAAAGTATTCCCAATTGCTGTGCGTCAACGTGAAGATGGATCACTTGCAGTTGATTATGAAAAACTAAGTGCAGTAGCTTTTGCGGCTATCGCTGAGTTAAGAGAAGAAGTTAAACAACTTAAACAACAAATCAGAGGTGAAGAATGATTACTTTAGAGATATTACAAAAACTTTGTCCAAAAACAAAAGTACAGACGTTGCAACTATATGCAACACCTATGCATGAAGTAGCTCAATACTACAACATGTATGACAACATGAAACGTGCAGCAGCGTTTGTAGCACAAACAGCACACGAATCAGGTGGTTTTAATTTTGTGAAAGAGAACTTAAACTACTCAGCAGATGGTCTGCAAAAAATATTTCACAAATATTTTTTGGATGCAAGTATTGCACAAGAATATGCAAAAAAACCTGAAAAGATTGCTAATCGTGTTTATGCTAATCGTATGGGTAATGGCCCTGAAGAGTCAGGTGATGGATATCGTTTCTGTGGTCGTGGGCTTATTCAATTAACAGGTCGTACTAACTATACTAAGTTTGCACAAGATTTAGGTATCAGTGTTGACGACTGTGTAACATACATGGAAACACCTGAAGGTGCTGTAAGTAGTGCTGGTTGGTTTTGGGACAATAACAACTTGAACCAATACTGCGATAGTGATGACTTTGTTACATTAACAAAACGTATTAATGGTGGAACTATTGGTATTGAAGATAGACAAAGACTTTCGGAGCAAGCAATACAGTTGTTACAAGGATAATATGGCATTACCATACTGGAATACTAACGCAGGTTCGTTGGGTGTCTACCCAGCACAAGATTTATTATACATTCAATTGAATGGTGGGTCATCTGCCTCTCCCATTATAACATATAATTTTTTGAATGGTACACTGCCACCTGGAATTACGTTAGATCCTAGTACAGGCATAATAAGCGGATACCCAGTATCAGTAGTGACACAAACTACATATACATTTACTATTAGACTATCTGACGGTTTAGGCAATATTAGAGATAGGACATTTGGTATTGATATATTTGATAGACTTGGAGTTAAGATTACTACTCCTGCCGGTACTATTATAGATACATATGATAGCATTTATATTAACTATCAAATACAGTATAATAATCCAGTAACATCAAACAATGTTATTCTCTCAATCTCATCTGGTTCATTGCCAGCAGGTTTAGCATTATCAAGTGATGGTATTATTTCAGGATGGTCACAACCTCCTACATCTTTTAATTCTTCAATACCCTCAACGACCTCTTATTCTTTTGCAGTTGCTTTGACTAGTGATTTAGGAAGAGATTCAGTAGTATATTCAATTACTGTTAGAAATTTCTCATTAACTAATCCACATAATTCACGAGTACCTGCAATACTTAATAATAAACCATTAGAAGTCATTGACCCACACATTGATGTTTTCTCTCTTTATTACTTAACTGACAATCGTTTACCTGATGCTGTATCAGGGGAAAATTACACATTTAAGATTATTGGATATGACTTTGATAACAACGATATAGGTTATGAGTTCTCAGCAATGCCTCCTGGACTCAGTGGTAACGGTAATACAGGATGGATCGCAGGTACACCGGTAGTATCCTTCGGGACATTAAGTATCTTTACTTTTACTGTGAGTGTTTATAAAAAAGATAATCCTATTATTAAAAGTGTACCACAATTATATTCATTACTAATTAACAACGGTGTCGTGAGAGATATAGTTTGGACTACCCCTAGTAATTTGGGCACAGTCAACAATGGTGATATTTCTGAAATGTTTGTTTTGGCTACGTCAGTAAACACATTACAATATAATGTAGTAGACGGTAAATTACCACCTAACATTATACTTTCTTCAAGTGGTAAACTTATAGGAAGAATCCCATTTCAACCAACTACTACATCATTGCCTGTAGGAACTACAACTACTTTTACTTTTACTATCAGTGCGTTTAACCCATTGGCTCCGTTAGATTTAGTAAATCGTACATTTACTTTGAACGTATATCAAAAATATGAATACCCATATGATACTGTTTATCTGAAAGCATACCCTGATATTTCAAGTAAAAAGATTCTTAATTTACTGTTGACAGATCCAACGTTAATGCCAAACGAATATCTGTATAGACCAGAAGATTCTAATTTTGGAAAAGCAACTGATATTCGTATTGCACACTTGTTTGGAATGTATGCTGCTACAAACGACCAATATGTGAGTGCAATGGTAACAAATCATTATACTAAACGAGTTGTTTTGGGACCTCTTCACACAGCAGTAGCTAAAGATAATAATAACAATGTTATCTATGAGGTAGTGTATTGTCCGGTGATTGACGATTTATCAACACAATCTGGAACCTCAGTACCACAATCAATTAATTGGAAAGAGCCTATCAAGTTATATGATAACAATTGGATAACAACAAATAGTGATGATAACACCAGTGAAACGATAGGTTATACCAGTTATTCACCAAATCAGATTGATAACGTATATCCTAATAGTTTAGTTAATATGCGTAACCAAATTAGAAGTGCTATGCCAAACTACACGGATCAATCATTGTTACCAACATGGATGACAAGTCAACAACCAAATGGCGATACATTGGGGTACATACCGGTTTGGGTTTTATGTTATACGTTACCGGGGTACTCATTTCCCATCGCTGTCAACATTGTTAACAACTGGAAATATACATTTAATGAAATTGATTTTCAAATTGACAGATATTACATTGATAAATCAGGAACATATAATTGGAATACTAACCTAAAAAGACCATCTTGGATTTCACTACCCAGTGCCTATCCACAGCCATCAGTTTTAGGAGCACATGATATAGTTGTGTTGTTCCCACAAGAAACAATTATATCAACTCTTAACACATAAATAGTTAACGGAAAACAAATATGAGCAACATTAACACTAACGGAATCAACACAACTTATCCTGTACCAGGGACTAATAACAATACTCAGGGTTTCAGAGATAACTTTACTGCTATTAAAAATAACCTAGACACTGCAAGTAATGAAATTACAGACCTACAGAATAAGGTCATTGTCAAATCAGCATTGAATGGAGTCACATTAAACAATGACATGGCTAATACCACTATTAGTAACGCTGTAACTCGCAGTTTCAGAGCAAGCATGTACGATTTGGGTAGTAACTTATCTGGTAATGTTTTGATTGATGTAACAAAGGGCGATGTTCAATACGGTATTATTTCAGGTAACACTACTATTAATTTTGGTAGCTGGATGCCTTCAGGTACCCGCGGAGAAGTTCAACTTAAACTTCAATTTGATACTGGGTCCTTCGACTATGCAAATACCGTTATCACATTACCTTATACTACATTTAACTCTAGTACCGGTAATGTAGTTTCTGGTTTTAAGAACACAGTCAATTCAATTGAGAAAGTTGTACAAATCCCTATCACTGCTACTACCATGAATAACTATCTACGTATAGCAAACGGTACTCGTGAATTAAACTTTGCAGTATTCAGTGATGATTGTGGAACCACATTAGATGCACGTGCTATTACTTCTACGATAAGTGTAAATCAAGTTGAAGTTGGTACTCCGTTAGCAGTTGGTCAACCTGGTGATGTTAAGGGTGCAATGCTAACTGATGGTATTAATTTTTATATTTGCAGCAACACATACCCAACTAATTCATCATTGATTCAATATTCAAACACACAGGCTAATTTAATATCGGCTAACTCTGTTATTAATTTGGGCTACTTTGCTAAAGAAACCGATACTGGACATTTTAAATTGGGCGACGGCACTACTAATTATAACTCATTGGGTTACTACTACGTTTGGAAAGGTGTAGTATTAACACCGCTCTCATAAAAATTTGAGTATCTAAAAACTCAATTAAATATCTCAATGCAACATCCTTTCATTGGCGATTTATCCGAACTTTCTCTTGACGAGGTTCAAGAGAAAATTTCCCAGCTTACCAAAAACTTATCTTACATATATAGAACTGGTAATAGCCATCTTGCTGGTCAAATGCAAATGGCTATAGAATCATATAAAGCAGAAGCAACCAAACGCCTTGATGCAATGTATAAAAAACAAAACATCAAAGACCGTATTAAAATTGAAAAGAGTGATGAAATATGACAGCTAAGATTCAACGAAGTTTTGACTTTTTAGCCGGAGTACACTTTGGTTCAGAGTTCTATTCAAATCTATATGAATTTGATGCCTACTTAAATGTAGAAACAGAATCTATTGAAGAACAAAACATAGCACTAGAACGCATCAAATACTTTTTAGATTATTGCCTCCAGCATTGTATTTTTGTATGTGAAACAGATACCAAAACAATTGATAAATTGATTGATGCAGACTTGCGTGTTTGTACATTGCCGGAAGATCCGTATGACCAAATTATTGGTATCATGTTGATGCAGAAACTCAATGCAATTGCAGAGGGTAGATTGGTCATCACTGACATATCTATCACTAGTAGATTAAGTGATGGTGTAACTTGTTTCCATACATTAGAAGATAATATAGGCCCATTCAACGTGGGTGGATGGTGGGACGACAACAGTCCTATACTAACTGACGTTAAATTGAAAAACAAAAAAGTCATCAAGATAACTAAAAAGAACTTTGAATGGACAGAGTTTGATTTGGAATGGAATGACAAACCCAAAACAAAAAATAAAAGTGAAGTTGTGTTTGTAAACTTTGACAAACTGGACAAATAACTATTGCTTTCTTGCTTGCATTCATGTATAATAACTGAATGAAGAATGATATCTATGGTAGACAAATTTTAAGCGAAGAAGACATTTTCTTAGCATTCCTTCGTGATCCAGACTTCAAAATCAATAACGCATTGATTGAAAAAGAAATCAAGTTTGACCCAATACTTGAACTTGAGAACATACCTATACTAAATAAATACCATAGTTTGGACATCACTGTTGAAGAATTTGACAAGATAAACCAAGACAATTGGTACATGCCCACTGAATATAAGAACATGGATATTGCTGCATGGGTTCTTGCTCAATGTAAAGAAGATTATGAACTTCAGCGTGTGGGAGAAGAATTACTATTGTATCAGGATCGTGACTTATTCTCATTACTTTGTTACTGTAAATACCTCGTTGATACAATGCGTAAAAATAACATTGTTTGGGGTGTAGGTAGAGGGTCTAGTGTAGCCAGTTATGTATTGTATCTGATAGGCATACACCGAGTAAATAGTATATTCTATGACTTAAGCATAGATGAATTTTTAAAATAGGAGTTAGTATGGCATACAGATCAGCACAGGGTAAAATGGTGGACATGTCCGTTCTTGTCAAAAAGAATGAACAGGTTAGAGCAGTAGGTAACATGGGTGTTAATGCTCGTGGCGACGTGGTAGATAGCAATAACAAAGTTATTCAGAACAGAAATGCTAGTGTTGCTGGAGCATATAATAGAACGGTTAAGCAATATACTCCTTCTCACATGCAACAAACACAACCACCGTTGGAAGCAGATTTATCCAAAGAAGAACAACAAATGTTTGAAGATTTGGATCAGGAAGAACCAGTCAAACCAGTAGTTAAGGAAACTAAAAAGAAATGACAAAATTAGCATTTGAACCTCATAAGGTCAATAAAGACGAACTTAAACCAATCAAAGATTGGATTGTAGTTACCGAAATGAAATTTGATGAACGTAGAACTCGTTCAGGATTAATTTTGCTTAAAGATGATGCCAAGAGTGCAGGTATCAGACCGCGTTGGTGTAAAATCTACAAGTTTGGTCCTGAGTATACGGGTGATTTGCAAGAAGGTCAATACATTTTGGTAAGTCATGGTCGTTGGACTCGTGGTATTGATATTGAAGACGAAGAGGGTAAAAAGACATTGCGTAGAGTGGATCCTAATGATATACTCATTGTATCGGATGAACCGATGGATGATGAAACAATATCAGATAAGGCATAACATGAAATGGTTTTTTAATTGGATTTTTAATGGCTTACACCAAGCTCAACAACAAAAACGGGAAGAAGAAGATACTGTTGACAGGGAACAACGTAAAGCAGCAAGTGGTATACATATTGGACTAGTAAGTCCAAAACCCTCAAGACGTTTTACTACTGCAGGTCAAAAGGTTAACCCCGATGACACTAGTGTAAATTTAAATGCAAATCCAATGCATTTCAAAATCTACCCAGCAACAGGTGGACACATTGTGGAATATATGTACTACAATGAAAAGAAAGACACACACGATCAAGCATTACATCTTATCCCAAGTGATCTTGACTTAGGCACAGAACTTGCTAAAATTATGACTTTGGAAGCATTGAAACGATGAAAAACAACATGTGGGTCGAGAAACATCGCCCGAACAGTATTGATGGTTACGTATTTGTTGACCAACGTCAAAAAGAACAAGTAGAAAGTTGGATCAAGCAAGGTGAGATCCCTCACTTGTTATTGAGCGGTGAACCGGGTACTGGTAAAACAACACTTGCTAAAGTTCTTATTAAAGAATTGGGTATTGATGAATATGACGTAATGGAAATCAACGCAAGTCGTGAGAATAGTGTTGATACTGTTAGAGATAAAATCAATGGGTTTGTTCAAACAATGCCTTTTGGTAGATTCAAAATCGTATTGTTAGACGAGGCTGATTATCTAAGTCCAGCAGGTCAAGCAGCATTGCGTAATGATATGGAAGCATATAGTATGACCGCACGATTCATTCTTACTTGTAACTATGAACATCGTGTAATTCCTGCATTGCGTGAAAGTCGCTGTCACAAACTACATATTGCCAAACCAGATAAAACTGAGTTTACTGCACGGGCAGCAACTGTATTAGTAAGTGAAAACATTGACTTTGAGTTAGATGTACTTGACACATATGTTGGTGGTAGTTATCCAGACTTACGTAAGTGTTTGAATCAACTTCAAGTAAATAGTAGTACAGGTACATTAATAGCACCCGCAAATCAAACAAGTAGTGAGCACGATTTGTTAATTGAAGCAACACAACTATTCAAGAATGGTAAAGTACTTGACGGTCGTCAACAACTGTTACAATATTTGAGTTTGTATCCAAGTCGCATTGAAGATGTGTACAAGTGGATGTATAATAATTTAGCATTGTGGGGTAGCACACAAGAACAGAAAGACGCTAGTATCATTACTATTCGTAATGGATTGGCAAACTTAAGCCTAGTTGGTATCCCAGAGATATCACTAGCAGCAACACTTATAGAGTTAACAACATGAGATATTTACTTATAACATATATTAGAAAACCAAATGGTCAAATTGACGAACAAGTAGAAGTTAGTAAAAAGATTCGTGAACGAGACATTACCACTTGCAATGTCATTATGGACTTTAAAGATAAAGTAGTTAACAAGTGTGTTGTTGACGGGTTGATTCTGAATAAAGATTGGGATAGATTATATGGATACTACCAACCTATTTATACTTCAATCATTGAACGATTAGAAGCAGAGGCTTCACAGGAATAAAAAAGGGGCTTAATGCCCCTTTTTTAGTTAGCGTACAACCTCAGTACGTGTTCAATGATTCTGTGTCTCTGCACATCTTTTAAATCAAAGTGGCACTGTTTGAGACCCGGAATCACCCCCTTCCTCAACTTATTTTGTAAGTCTAATAGCCCGTTGTCGGCTGTTCTGCGATCGGCTTGTTCAATGTCACCTGTAATTACAATCTTACTGTTGACGCCGATTCTGGTCATAATCATTTTGAGTTGACCTGGAGTTGCGTTTTGCGCTTCATCTAATATTATCCAGCTATTCTTAAAGTTTCGACCTCGACAAAATGCTAGGGGCGCTATCTCGACTATCTGTTCTTCTAACATGTGGGCGATTTCTGTAGCTGTGTAATACTCACGTAAAACATCAAGTAATGGTCTAGTCCATGGTTCCATTTTCTGATTGATATCACCTGGTAAAAATCCATGCTGTTCATCATCCACTGTAACTGCTGGTCTAGTTAGAATAATACGGTCAGTTTCACCTGCTTTGAGTGCTTTGATAGCAGCTAACATCGCTAAGTAAGTTTTACCTGTTCCTGCTGGTCCACCGACGACTACAATATCTGTATCCTCATCAAGTAGTGCTAGGATGTATTTTTCTTGATTGACGGACTTGGGCACGAGTGTAATAGGACGTCTGTCTAACTTAATACGTGCTTGGTCGAAATTGATTGTTTTTGTTTCCTTTGTATAAAATGTTTGTATGTCCTGTTTTTTACTGTGTGAGTATCTAGTATCTTGCTCTTGTTGACGCAGTGCGCCAGTTTTTCTTTTGCTCAAAATGCTTTCTCCTGTTGAGGTAGTGAGTTCTCATAAAACTCAGATATATTTAAAGGCATTTGATTGCGTGATAGTAGCGTACTTTAAAAAGAGATTTTTTAGATAAATATTAGGCTCAGCTCTATTTTTTCTTTTAGGCTCATTATCGTTGCAATGATGATAAATAATAATATGAGCAATCCATCAGACGAATTTTTCAAAAACATTGATTACAAGAATATCATTGATAACATCAAGGGTATCTATACCAGTGACGGTTCCATGAGCACACTATTAGATTTTGAGCGTGTCTTAGATGACTGTGACTTATATGCATTCCGTAACTGGGATATTGGTGAATTAGTGTCAGGTCCTAGTATCAAAAGATACGCTATAAGTTGTGTATTCATGTATCCACATAAACTTATGCCTAACCCTAGAGGAGCAAAACGCTTACTTAAAGTGGGATGCAACATCAAGTTTAAAAAGACTTCAATCAAAGTTCCTGTAAAGATCAAAAACTCAGGAGATTATAAGCCCGGAACTCACTTCCCTAAAATGATTGAGCGTGAAGTTTGGTTAGTTTATATTGAAATGCCTAAGCAATTAATGAACGATATCCGTGAAGGATCAATTGACTTAGCAGGACAAAACATTGATTTAGAAGATTTAGATTCAGCGTATGAAGATGATTTGGATCAAGAGGGTAATCAAGAAGATGATAATAATCAGGCGCAAAATCAAATGCCTGATTTAGGAATGGGGGCAACACCTCAGGGAGCCGGAGCTAACGTTATGGGCAATCCAGTGGGTCAAGGAGGTTTTTAATGAAAAAAATATTGAACGAAGGTCTTGACCACAAAGACATGGTAAATCAAATTCAACCAATGTTAACAATAGATGAATATTCTGCTAAATCAGGGAGTGATGCTAACTTAATTACATTAGCATTTACTCTAAAAAGTAAACAAGCAGCAGAAGATTTAGTAGATTGGTTCTATCATGGCTATGATTGGATTGTAGATGCACAAATTAGCGAAGGTGAAGTTAGTCCTGGCAAATATCTAGTGTTTGTTGAAATTAATCGTAGAACAAGCGCACCCAAAAGAATTATTGAACTGATTGAAGATTTAGAAACACTAACTGATTTAGATAGTGAAGAATGGACTATTGAAATTGATGATAAAGAATATGCAGCAGTTGAAGAAGAAATAGGACCTCACATCATTCAAAGCCCACATTTATATCGTGAACAGTTTCCTGAAGAAGATGCAGAAGATTCTGAAACAGAAAAAGATAATAAATTAAGTGAAATGCGTATTCAAGCAGGTTTAGAATTACCAAAGAAATACACTGGTAAAAAAGATAGCATATTACAGGGTTACTTAGCAAAGGCAGGATTATAAAATGGCAACATTACTAGCACAGAAGTCAGGTACAACTGACAATGCGATAGCAAAGAGTGACGATCACCATGATGTATTAGCAAGTGATCCCACAGTTAGTGCATTTCCATCAGGAAGTGCATTTGGTTCAACAACGCCAGCTACATCTACTACAGCAGCAAGCACAAGTACATTCGGAGGGTCTTCAAGTGGATTCGGATCAACAACAAGTACAAGTTCAGCAGGAGGCTTTGGCAGCTCCTCAGGTTTCGGTTCAGCAACGTCCAACTCTTTCGGAGCATCAACGTCAGCAACAGCAGGCGGTTTCGGAGCTTCACCTGGATTTGGAGCAGCTTCAACTGGATCAACAGGTTTCGGCGCGTCAGGTGGGATGAGTGGTGGAATGCAACAAAGTTCTTTCCAATCAGTTCAAAATCAAGGTGAATCATTAAAGTCAGGTGGCGGCGCAATGAGTGAAGGCGGCGAATCTACTGTTAAATTAGACAAAGATGCTACTGACTGGATTAACAAAAAGATGCGCCCGATGATGGGTTGGATCTACATGTTGACATGTACTTGCGACTTTGTATTGTTCCCGATCTTATGGTCAGTGTTACAAGCAATGACACATGGTAACGTAACTAGTCAATGGCAACCATTGACATTACAGGGTGCCGGATTGTATCACATTGCAATGGGTGCAGTTCTAGGTATCGCAGCATACGGTAGAACAAAAGAAAAGGTTGCCGGCGTAGCTTCATAAATATTGACGACTAGCACCTAATGTGCTATACTATCAATATTATGACTGACTATTATCAAACTCTTGGGGTAGCTAACAATGCTACCCCTGAAGACATTAAAAAAGCATATCGTAAAATGGCTGGCATTCACCATCCAGACAAGGGCGGTGATACTGCCCAGTTTCAAAAAGTTCAAGAGGCATACGAAACCCTCTCTGATCCACAAAAACGACAACAATACGATAATCCAAATCCATTCGGTAACGGGCAAATGCCCGGTGGATTCCAACAAGGATTCCCCGGTGGATTTAGTTTCCAAATGGGTGGATTTGGTATGGATGATATCTTTAGCCAAATGTTTGGTCATCCGGGACAACGTGGTCGTCCACAACAACCTAGTTATCGCACAGTTGTTTGGGTAAGCATAGAACAGGTATACAATGGTGGCGAACAACTATTACAGATGCAGGGACAATCTAATCCAATTAAGATTGATATTCCGCGTGGTGTTGATGATGGACAAACTATGCGATATGATAACCTCATCAAAGATGGTATACTAATCGTAGAATTCAGAGTGTATCCAAATGCTAAGTATCAACGTAATGGTCCGCACCTGCATTCGGTGCAGGATGTAAGTGTTTTGGATTTGATCGTTGGTGGTAAGTTTGAGTTTACTACTGTTTCTGGTGATAAAGTTGAAGTAACTATCCCTCCCAATACACAACCTGGATCAAATTTACGTTTAGTAGGAAAGGGCTTACCGATTAATAACGGATTTGGTGACCAAATGATATTGATGAAACCATTTATCCCTGCTACAATAGATTCACGCATCAAAGATGCAATCACGCAATATCGTAACTAAGGAAAACAACCGTGCATTCACCAGAAATTGAGTCAATTATTGAACATGCCATTGGCTTTGCAAAAGATCGCAATCACGAATATTGCACTGTAGAACATTTATTGTTGTCATTAATCACACATTCTCCATTCAAAAAATGTTTAGAGAACTATGGTATTGATACTAACTTAATGATTAAGGAAGTGACACAGTATGTTGATAGTCTACATGCTATCAGAATGAATGTTGAACCAGGAGAAACTGTTCAACCTCGTAAAACAAATGTTTTAGAACGAGTTATGAATCGTTCAGTCACGCAAGTTTTGTTTACTGGTCGTAAACAAGTTACAACTATTGACTTGTATCTAAGTATCGCAGCAGAAGGAAATAGTCATGCACATTATTTCTTGTTGAAATATGGTATTAACAAACAAGAATTCTTGCCATTCTGGCAAAAAACTTATAAGGGTGAGAATGCAATTGTTAAGCTCAGTGACGAGCAAGCAGACGAAATCCTAGAAGAATATACAACCAATCTAACTAATCTTGCTAGAAATGGTAAACTAGAACCCATGATTGGTCGTAGCAAAGAAGTTGATGATATTGTTAACGTATTAGCAAAGCGATTCAAAAGTAACGTATTGATGGTTGGAGATCCTGGTGTAGGTAAGACTGCTATTGTTGAGGGTATTACACAGCAAATTGCATTAGGTGACGTTCCTGAATTCTTAGTCGGACATGATGTATACAGTTTAGAAATTGGTTCATTGGTTGCAGGAAGTAAATATCGCGGTGATTTTGAAGAAAAGGTCAAAGCAATTATTGACGCACTAACTACTAAAAAGAAAGCAATTCTTTTCATTGACGAAGCACATACAATGCGCGGCGCAGGATCGAGCAGTCAAAGTGGTCCAGACTTTGCCAACATGATTAAACCAGCAATTACTAAAGGTAACTTGAAAGTTATTGCTAGTACAACATGGGAAGAATTCTACGAAAGTTTTGAAAAGGATCGTGCGTTAATGCGCCGTTTTTATAAAGTTTCAGTTGATGAGCCAAGTTATGATTCAACTATTCGCATTTTGAGTGGATTGAGTGAACGACTAGATGACTTCCATAATGTTAAAATTACTGATGAAGCGATTACAGCAGCAGTTGATTGTTCCACTAGATATATTCATGACCGTAAAAACCCAGATAAGAGTATTGATTTGTTAGACGCTGCATGTGCCAAACAACGTGTTGCAGGTAACGAGGGTGCAGTCATTACTAAAGACTTGATTTTTGACCAAGTTGAACGTATTGCAGGTGTTCCGGCAGATAAACTCAAAGATAATAACTATGAACGTATCCAAAACTTAGATACAAACATCAAAGATAAGTTGTATGGACAATCAGAAACAGTTGACCAAGTACTAGATCGTGTCTATGTTAGTTTTGCGGGTATTGGTAATACGACTAAACCAATGGCAAGTTTCCTGTTCTTGGGTCCAACTGGTACGGGTAAAACTGAACTAGCACGGTTATTGAGCAAAAACTTAGATATGCCATTACTCAAGTATGATATGAGTGAATACGGTGAAAAGTTTAGTGTCAGTAGTTTGATCGGCGCACCCCCTGGCTATGTTGGCTTCGGTGAAGGTAACTTAGGTGGCGGACGACTACTCAATGATTTGAGCAAGAACCCACATAGTATCTTGTTATTTGATGAAGTTGAAAAAGCACATCCAGATATCTTCAACATCTTCTTGCAATTGCTTGATGAAGGTAAAATTACTGGTAGTAATGGCAAAGAAGTCAATGCTAAAAACTGTATTGTAATTATGACAAGTAACTTGGGTAGTGCTGATAGTGAGAAATCAGTTATTGGGTTCGGTAGCACAGAGCGTACAGGTGAAGACGATAAAGCATTGAAAGAATTTTTCAAACCAGAATTTAGAAATCGGATTGACTTGATTTGTAAGTTCAAAAAACTTGACAGCCTCGCTATCAAGAAGATTGTGGTTAAGTTCACTGATGATTTGAAAAAGTCACTGAAAGATACGCACGACATTTCAATGGCATTAAGTGAACCAGTCATTGATTACTTAGCAGAACAGGGCTACGATAGTAAGATGGGCGCACGTCCTCTTGCACGTAAAATTGATGAACTAATTCGTGTTCCATTGAGTAAGAAGATTCTTTTTGAACGTATTAGAAGTGCAAATATTACTGTAGTGATGAATGACGGTAAAGTTGATTTTGAAGTACATCAAAAAATGATTGTAGAAGTAGGCGAAGATGGCATTATTAAAGTCAGCAACTAATTCACCGGGTGTTGACCTGCAAGAGTATCGTGACGAGTTGTACTATAGTCAATATCAGTACCGTTGCAGGATCACAATACCTCACTTTCGTAGAGCACAATACTATGCACCAGATGAATTTGAACAAATGGTATTAGGTAAGAGTAAAAAAATCATTAGAATAGAACAGGATGAAAGAGATATTCTTATTCACCACTTACCTAGCATCAAAACAGTATTGCAGTATAGAATTGATAGTAAAAAGAACAAGTCTAGCAAAGTTCGCGGTGAATATGATACTATCTCTGTATTCAGTAATGACCTACAATCACTACATGATAATTTTGATAAACTAACAGATGTGTGTGTTGACTTCACTGAGGCCGTTACTACCGGGTATTCAGGGGTCAAAACTTTTGCGAATGAACCTAAACACAATTATAGAATTTATTTCAAAAGCAAACGAATCCCAGAAGACTTCAAAGATGGATTGAAGAAAATCTTAACTACTAACACACAATTGAGACCAAGCCCTGCTCTTAAAATGTGGTTGTATCAGAAAGAAGATAGTCAATGGTATTGGAACTTACGATACCTTTCTAGCAGTTACTTTATTGACTATAATGACGAGAGTTATCTCAGCTATTTGGCACTAATGTATGACGGTATGCTGGGTAGAAAGTATAAATTACAAAAGCGAGCCGATATCGTCTAACCTTGATAAATACTCTATTACATATAGGGTATTTACCATGGCAAAGATTATAGAGAATGTACTAGTCGTTAAAGTCAGTAAACTAGTCAAGGACGGAATGGATGAGAATCTGATTCCCCAAGAAACCCAGCAAGCGTTAGAACAAGTAGCTCAAGAATTATTGGGTGAATCTGTGATTGTAGAAGTGGAACGAGCATAATGGCACAAGCGACTACACTATTGTTACTTCCCGAAGTAGCATACAATAGCAATTCTGTTGTTTCTGGAGCTGTCACCGGAGATCAACAACAAGCTGCATCTTATTACATGGGTAATAAAGATTGGCAAACAGTAACTTGGAATTTAATAGGGGTAACTGCACTCATATCAATTCAAGCAACATTGGCTGAAAATCCAACAGAAAACGATTGGTTTACTGTTTATAATATAAGCTGCAATACACTTACTCAACTAAGCTATACTAACATTCAAGGTAATTTTGTTTACATGAGAGCAATAGTATCGGGTTTCAATGTAGGTATTATTCAACATATTAAAGTGAGTTATTAATATGAAACTGTTTGAAGGCGGAAACGTTGTACCAAATGCAGTAGCAATTAAGAAAGAAAACTTTCCTAGGGCTGTTGCAAACCTACAGAGTATTTTACCTAAAGGAATACATCTATATCCAATTGGTAGTGCAGGACACAAGGAAGTTAGTTCTGACATTGATGCGTTGATTGATGCCGGTGAACTAATGACAGTTTTCCCTGCAAAAGAATTAAAACTAAGTCGTAAAGCATTAGAAGATTATCTAAAAGACAAAGGCTTATTTGCCGCACGTACTGGTGTAAGCGTTCACGTTGGTGTACCAACTGGAGTAGGTAACGAGATTGTTCAAGTTGACTTGATGGCAGTTGAAAACGCTAACGCGGCACAGCCATTACATACTCACGATTACACTGATCCAACTATGAAAGGTGGAACATTACATGCGATGTGGGCAGATTTAGCCAACATGAGTCATGTTGAAGGTCATCCTAGTTTAATGATGAGTCCTTATAAGGGACTAGTTGATAGAGCAACTAAAGAACTAGTAACTAACAATAAGGATCAAATTGCTAAAATCATCATTGGACCCACAGCAAGCGCAGATGATATGGGTAACCCAACAAAGATGATGAAAGCATTGCAACAGTATCCTGACAAGTACAACGCAATCAAAGAGAAATATTTTGGTACTCCAACTGTACAAGAATGGTTCCGTAATACATTGGACATGTTAAAATGAAAATCAATGAAATATTAACCGAAGCAGCAGCACCTAGTATTGGTCGTAAATATCAACACATTGAAGACCTAGTACTAAGTCACGGCAGCAAAGGTGGTTTTCACGCAATTGAACGTATGCATCACATGGGACAAGAAGGTGGTCACATTGAATTGAAATGGGACGGCATGCCTGTTGTATATTGGGGTCGTGATGAAAAAGGTGTCTTTAGAATGATACCTAAAAATGCTTGGGCATATATCAAGCGTGGTCAAATGCAAACTAAAAGTGGTGCACCTACATTACCTAACAGTCCAGAAGATGTGATGAAGTTTGTTATGGGTACTGGTTCTGATGATAGTGCAGGACGTTCAGGATTTGCTAGACAACTAGCACAACTATGGCCAATGTTTGAAAAGATTAGTCCTGATAAAGGATACATTGAAGGTGGATTGTTGTTCTATCCTGGTACTAAACCTGACGGTGAATCAGCAATGCCAGTGTTCAACAAAGAAATGAACACATATGACTTTACTCCTAACATCACATCATTTCATGTACCAGTAGATAGTAAGTTAGGTCAAAAGATTCAACATGCTAAAATGATGGTAGCCGCAACAGGTTATTATCCTACAATGGATAGTGATGAGACACGTTATCCTGGAATTGAAAAACTAAGCCAATCGAGTATATTAGTGCAAGGTACAACATATGTTGAAGAACCAGTTAGTGCCGATGATGCAGGGTTACAGAAATTAAGTCAATTCATTCAAAAGAATGCACAGTTAATTGATAATTATCTAGCTCCTAAGAAAGGTGTTAGTAAACCAGGTGGCATATTATACACATATTTGAACCAGCATTTGCGTATCAAGGGATTGCTAAAAGATTTCCCAGCATGGGCACAAAGTAATTTAAGCTCCGGTCAATCATCAGTAATGCTACAAGATACGCAAGGATTGAAAGCAACACTTGGTGCAGTTGAAGCACTAGGTAATGAAAAACAAAAAATAATAAATATTCTTAGTCAAGGCTTACATGGTGGCATTAAGCAAACTAAACCTGAAGGGTATGCACAAGCACACCCGGGTGCTAAGTTTAAGAATGATATTCCAGATCAATTTGTTAAGATGATTGACCAAGGTAATTGGGCACCAAGAAAATTATGATACAACGCACAGGAAATAAAAAAGTCGCAGTAGTAGGATGGGGTCGTGGCATGGGACACAAAGGTCACATGTACTTGGCTAGTTCAGTCATTACTAAAGCACAATTGATGGGTGCAGATCCGTACTTCTTTATCAGCAAAACAGTTGGTAAAGATGATCCTTTATTTCCAGAAGAAAAAGTAAAAATCTATCAAAAAGTGTTCCCTCAAAATGCTAAGATTTTTCAACCACAAGGTAACTTAAATCAAGCATTAACTGAGTTGGCAGAAGATGGATATCAAGGTGTAGTATTAGTTGTTGGTGCAGATCAAAAAGAAGCATTCAAATACTTAGAGCGCCCAAACAAAGAGGGTGTTCCTATCTATCAATCAATGGGTTTGAAACAACTGAAAGTTATCAGTAGACAAGAAACAGGTGATAGTAGTGCTAAGTTAGAAGGTCCACGTGCTACACCAATGCGTGAGATACTATTACACCCAGAAGCAACTGAAGAACAGAAATTCAAAGTATGGCGTGATGCTATGCCTGATGCGCTAGGTGATAAAGAAGTCATGGATTTGATGCATAAAGCTGAAGCACGATTGATGGGTTCAGTTGCTAAGAAAAAGAAAATTAAAGAGTTTGTTGAAAAAGTAAAACCATTACTTAGTGAAGCATCACCAGAGCAAAAAACAAAAATATTCAACATGCTCAAAGAATACAAAGATAGTTTAGAAGAAACACGTATCTTTAATCCAAAGTCATTGGTCAATGTATATTATGTTTCCCCTAATGGCGATCGTCATAAGTTAGCAAAAAACATCCCTTATGATTTAGTTGAGAAACTATTACATGCATTGAAAGTTAAAAAGAACATTGACATTCACATGGATGATGTTGAAGTTCGTCCTGCTGATCCCTCACAATATACAGTGAGCACCAGTCAGTTTGATGAAGGTTCAGAAGAAGCATTACAATATGCAACTAAAGCACATGCTGGGCAAACTCGTTCAGGTGGTGATCCATATATCAGTCACCCAGTTCGTGTAGCTAATCATATCAAGCAATTTAAAAAATCACATAACCTAGATGCATTAATTAGTGCAGCATACTTACATGATACAATTGAAGATACTGACACAACACAAGAAATCTTACACGATTTGTTTGGCGGATTAGTTGCTAGTCTTGTAATGGAACTTACAAGCGATCCAGAACAAATTAAAAAGATGGGTAAGGCTCAATATCTAGCACACAAAATGGCTGCAATGAGTAGCTATGCACTAGTTATCAAACTTGCTGATAGATTAGATAATGTCAAAGATATCACTACTGCTAAGACTCCTGAATGGAGACACAAATATGCAACTGAAACTAATCACATCTTAGATTACATTGAAAAGCATCGTGCTTTGTCAGGTACCCATACTAAATTGATTGATATGATTCGTGCTAAGTTGGCTGAGATTGACCAACCACAGCAAGGTGTGGCGGAAAGCAATAACACTATAACTGAATACAGAGATAGACTCTTTCAATATGTTAAAAGTCTATTACCTACCTGGCCCGATTATATTCTCAAAGATTGGTTA